GTTTAAAAAATCGTATGTAGAACGTGAAGTGTTTAAGGACAATGATAGTGAAGACAGAGTTGTTGTTGAGACACTATGGAGAAGTGGTGTTTATCTTATCAAGGTAACTAACGAAGAAGACAAGGAGACCTTAGAAGCATATATGTCAGAAGATGCAACAGGTGATATGGAACCTTGTGAGTTCGAAGAGAATGAATTCGTAGAATCTTTTGATGGGTGTGGTATGGATATATACGTTCACCTTGCAGAAGGAAGTGAAGCAGACGAAGACGAAATGCAAGAACAACTTGAAGAAGAAGGGCATGATTGGTTTTGGGAAAACAATTATGATTCATGGGATGCAGAACACTTCTTTGGTTTACCATTGCAAGTAGATGAAGTAGACCCCGATAATAGATACGACTTGAGGTTCTAATGATTAGCAAGAAAAATTTTACAGAACAAGTTGAAAAATTAATTGTACGTGGAAGAGGTTGTGATGTAATGTCAGCAATCATTAAAGTGTGCGAAACAAACAGTCTTGAACCCGAAAGTGCTAAGAGACTATTATCAAATCCGCTGAAAGAAAAACTTGAAGCAGAGGCTCAAAAATTAAACTTAATCAATCGTGGCCAAGTGAGTCAGGCGAATATCACGAAATTTTATGAGGACTAGAATGAAAGAATTAATCAATGAAGTAATAACAATTGTTACTGCCACAGGTGAGTACGTTGGTAAACTGGATACACTCCAGCAAGACGACACCTCAGTTGCACTAACTAACCCTAGGATGATTATCCAAAACCAAGAAGGTCAAATGGGATTCGCTAGGGGAGTTGCTGTAACAGGTGAAGAGAACCCTAAGACAATGGTTGTGAAAGACTACATCTTTATGTGTGCAACTAACGACAAAGTCACAGAAGCATATAACGCTGCTACTGGTGAAATCCATATCCCCGAGAAAAAGATTATTACTTAATGACATCTAGGGATGGATATGATGCATATACGTTGTACCTTGGAATTAAGTTGCACTTCAATTCTAAGGATTATGACTTCATTAAATACAACGGAAAAGTACGGAGTGATATTAACTCTTTCCTAAAGCGGAAAGATAAGTTTCACTTTGGAAAACTTCACAAAATTTATAAAGATAACCTACAAGACTTCTATATCGCCAATCTATCTCAGAAAGATAGTTGGGCGGGAGACTTGTTAAACGAAGAAGCAGAACGTGTCTACGCCGATTGGAGAAAACGTCAACAGAAGTTGTCGTATATGTTTCAATCAGAAGTGTCAGATGTGTTACGTAAAAGAACAATACAAAAAGTTCTAGAAGTAAAGAACGGTCAGCATCCTTGGTTATTACGAGACTATCTAGCAAAGAATGTCTCACTCGAAACTCTTTGTATCATGGATGAGATAATCGGGTTCACTACAGATTGGGAGAGACTAATCTCTGAGAAGGTAGTGTACCCCGATGTCCATATCAAGATACGAAAGTACAAGACGTTTGTAAGTGTAGACCATAAGAAATTTAAGAAAATTCTTTTGGATGCATGTTCATAAACGCCTAAATAAAATCGTCTATTATAAAAACCCTCTTGTGTTATTACAAGTGATGACGTATAATAGATTAATACAATGCAAATACAATGTTAATACAATAGGAGAATACAATGTCAGCATCATTAGATAAACTAAGAGCAGCTATGGAAACTGCTTCACCTACAGAAGGTGCAAAAAAATCCTACACAGACGACACGATGTGGAAACCCGAACTTGATAAAACAGGTAACGGTTTTGCGGTAGTTCGTTTTCTACCCACACCCGAGGGAGAAGAGATGCCATGGGTATCATACTTTGACCACGGTTTCCAAGGCCCAGGCGGTTGGTATATTGAGAAGTCTTTGACTACACTTAATAAACAAGACCCTGTGTCAGAATACAATACTCAGTTATGGAATACTGGGATTGAAGCAAACAAAGAAACTGCTAGAAAGCAGAAGAGACGTTTACACTATGTGTCAAATGTTTATGTTGTTTCAGACCCAAAAAATCCATCTAACGAAGGTAAAGTATACAAATACAGATATGGTAAGAAAATCTTTGAACAACTCAAAGAGGCTATCTCACCAGCATTTGAAGACGAACAAGCAATCAATCCTTTCGACCTAAGAGAAGGTGCGAACTTTAAGATTAAGATTAGAAAAGTAGACGGTTACTGGAACTATGACAAATCAGAGTTTGACTCACCTGCCGCTTTGTTCGAAGATGAAGCACAGTTGAATACTATATATTCATCTGCTCATTCATTATCAGGCATAATTGCGCCAGAAGAGTTCAAGTCTTACGATGAACTCAAAGAGAAACTCGATAGAGTTCTCGGTCTAACTGGTTCAGTGAGTAATTCAACTGCAGAGTCAGTTGCGGAAGATATGGACGAAGTGCCATGGTCTAACGTTAACAAAGAGACGGTTGCAGATGAACCTGTAATCTCATCAGCGGAAATGTCTTCTAGTAGTTCAGAAGAGAATGATGCGATGGATTACTTTAAGAAGTTGGCTAATGATTAATTAGTTAGTTAACTACTTATAAATGGGAGTCTACACATCTATATCATGTGTCCATGTGAAGTGTAGACTAACTGAGACCGTAGGAATGGGGGTACTCAGTAAGGGAAAGGTAGTCGGGGTCAAAGCGGGGCTATCGGTACAGAGCGGGATGCTGTAAAGTTGATTGGGGCGACTGTACATCTTTTTAAATAACGAACGGAAAATTTATGCCAAGTGTAACACCAAGAACAGATAAACGAAAGTCTAACGAAGAACCCTTTGATAGGATGTTGAGACGTTGGAAGAAATCATGCGAACGTGCTGGTATCGTTCAAGAGGTTAGAGACAGGCAACACTTTGAAAAACCTAGTTCTATTAAGAACGAGCAAAAACAGGCAATCAAGCGTAGGAAAAAAATCAACGCAAAGAGGTCTGCTCAAAAAGGTTTTAGACTAGGGAGATAGATATGGTAGGGCCTAAAGGAGAAACAACTTACAACCTTCATAATGGTTCATGGGAAGGTGGTAAAGGTTCCCACACTAGAGGGAAGGATAAGAAATCATACGATGCTTATGCTGATGGTTGGGACGCAATTTTTGGTAAAAAGAAAGTAGAGAAGAAAGATGAAACAACTGAGGAGACCACAACGTCCAAAGACGAGGTACCACCAAGTTCTATTTGAGAAGGATTCGCCCTTCCGAGCTCAAACCATTCCTAATAAGAAAAAACGTATTCCACGTAAATCAAAATATCCTAGATTAGAACGCAACAGCGTATCCTAATTTCGCAGACGAATCATTATCATTAACAACAGGCATACTAGATATTGCATTATTAGTAACATTAGTTTGATTGTTATTCTGTTGTGTTACTGCAGTATTGATTGGCGCCTTTTCTGATTCAGTCTTTGATTCCAATTCCATTTCTCGAGCAGTCTTAACTCGGTCACCAGTCTCTTCATATTCCATATCACCAAAGAAGTCTTCTTCACCAGTCGCTACCATATTACTCTTAGCATAGTCTTTTCTTTCGTCTAGGGTACCTTGAATGTCTGTTACTTGTTGTTCAGACCTTATCTTAGTCTGTTCAATCTCTGCAGATGTCATACCTTCAAAACCAGTCTTGACACCACTTCTATCCATATAGTCTAGTTTGCCAGAATCAGCCTTATTCTGTAGGTATTCTCTTTTCGCATCACCTTCGAGAGTTTCTCCATTTACGGTAATACTACCTCTCATACCTTGAGCAACATTTCTTTCTCTTCGTCTCAACTGCATATCAGCATTGTATGCTTGGGATTCTTGGGCCTCTCTTTCATTGATGAGTTCTTGGGTATCAGTATCTTCCAATCCAGTCGCCATCGCTGATGCCGCTGGTGACATTTCACCAGTAGAGTCAACTGCTTCAGCCTGTTCATCTGAAATTGGTGCATCAGCCTCTTTTCCGAAAATCTTTTTGACCAACCAGTTCGGTAATATCTTTGCAGCAAAATCTCTTAACATCTTACCGATGTCTATGTCGAATACATTCTTAAAGAAGTCCCCGATTGCTTTAAACGGTGCCATGAGTAAATCCCATAGTCCACCAAACATACCAGTAAGACCTTCCATGACTCTATCAAAGTCACCTGTAAATAGTCCCACAACCAAATCAAACATACCAGCAAAGATATCAAAGATTGCTTGACCTATGTTCATGATGTATGATATTCCAGTGTCTATGATACCTTTAAACCATCCAACATTCTCATACATTGCCATAAACGCATTGTAGAGTATCACACCAGCTGCAAGTATAGCAACACCGATTGCAATGAACGGTAGTGCAGTCAATAACATACTACCAGCAGTCATAAGTAGACCACCAATAAATGCAAGACCAGCTACAATGAATGGTATGACAGCGGAAAGCATTCCAGCAGCAGCTGTTGCCATTGCTCTGCCTGCATTTAGTATTGCCATTCCCATTGCACTTGCACCAGCCATTAGGAATACAAGACCCGATTTGATTGATGAAGTTGCCGCCATGACCATCGACTTACCAGCAAGTATTAATGACATCCCCATTTGTTTAACGCCACCTAGTATGCCAGAAAGACCTTTACCGATTACGTTTTTTGCAGTGTCAAATCCAGCGGAAAGACTGGAGGATATAGAACTCACACCTTTTCCAATTACTTCAGCGGGCGAACTTATGAATGACTGAAGTCCTTCCAATCCACTCTTCAACCCATCACCGATACTATTAAAGAATCCTGTAGTACTCATTACCAAGTTTTGGAATAAGTCTTCTGTACCGAATACCTTACCAACAGCATCAATGTTTTTAACTACATCATCTGCAAGTCCTACAAGGTCAAACCCTGTGAGTGTTTTAAGACCATCTGAGAATTGACCAAGACGACCCGAATCCTCTGAAATTTCTTTCATTCTGTCGCCAATTAAAGTTTCTTCTACATCTTTAACTGCTTGTTGTTTATCAAGTACCTTTTGGTTCTGTTGTTTTAACTCATCTAATTTAGTGCCTTGTAATTCTAGAGTTTCTTTCTCTTTAGCAAATCTTAAATCCAAAGACTCCATAGTTCTTTTCTTAACTGATTCTGCTTTCTTATCGAGTTCATCTCTTCTTGTGTTTGCTTCACCCAAATCTTTGGCAGTTTGAGCTGCACCTGTTAGTGCAAACTCTTTAGCAAGTTTTTCAGCATCTTGTCTTGCCTTTTCGGTTTCGGCAAGAAGTGTTTGATATTGTTCTGTCTTACCAAGGATTGTTTCTGTTTGTTGTTCTTGTCTATCTTGAAGTGCTTTTTTCTTACCATTCAACATCTGTTCACGGAATGCAAGGTTCTCATTCTCTTCCGATGCTTCCATGAATTTTTTATGTGAGTTGACGTACTTCGATAAATCTACATCAGGAAAGGATTCCTCTAACTTTTTAAATTCTTCAGATGACTTATCGACAGTTCCTTCCATAACACTAGCAAGGTTAGATTGCAAACCTAAAAGTTTGTTTCCCTGTAAAGCGCCTGAGTAGGTGGACTTTTGAGTATTGATAGAATCGAGTGATATCTTTGATAGCGCTTGGTTGGTAGTTTTAAGTTTTTCAATAGAAGCACCAAACCGTTTGTTAACGCTCTTCATACCCTTATCGATATCTCTACCACCTTGCTGTAACGTCTTTTCTATGTCAGTCGTTACACTGGTGATTCTATCGTTAATCTTCTTTATGTCCTTGTCATCTGCCATTTAATTATTTTCCGAATGCTTTTCCTGCTTCTGATATTCCAAACGCACCTAACGTTACTACAACAAATGAAGTGTAGATAGTGTCAGATACTTTTAAGTCCATATCCCAAAATGCAGTAATTAAATCTGCCATTCCGAATACGACCATTAAAAAGAATGATGCAAATCCTATGATTGCTTTTTCATTGATGTCATTTTCATCTCTGAACAATGCACCAACAGAGAACCTTTCTTTTGGTTTTGCTGCTGCTGTTGCAACTTGCAATTCCTTAGATAACTTCTCCATCTCTTTGATTTTGTCCTGTGCTTCGTCTAACTTCAAGACCATCTCTGTATACTTAGCAACATCTATCTCGACATTACCTTGACTAATTTTTTTGTCGTCACTCATAATTTGTGTCCTCTATTATTATGAATCACTTACACATAACGAATATTAATTATTCTTTCGTTGTTCGTTCTTTAGCCTTTCCTCTTCTAAGTGTTGAAGTAATAGGTTGATGTATACCTCTCGTTCCCATGGTATCATCTCATCTAGTTCAGTCAATGAATACTTGTGGTGTTGCATTAACTGAAAGTTGGTGTTATAAAAATTCAACACCGACTCGTGGGAAAGGCCTATTAAAAAAAACTTTGGATGCCTTCCAGTACTCTAGTGTTCTCTTTGGAACATATTTCGCACGAGTAACTTACTTCATGTCTTAGTTTTGGTAAACTATCAAAGAACTGCCCGAGTTTGTCTAGTTGATTAAACGTCAAACTATCAAAAAACTCATCTAACTCTTTTTGAGATACATCTTCCATAGGATACACTTCATCGGCATCAAATACAGAAGTGATACATCTCTTCACAATCTCCATACTCTGTTGTGTTTCGTCCATCTTTGTCAATCCATCGATGTCTCTAACACTAGGAACTTTCAATTTAACACCCAAGTCATCTGTTAACATGACTGTGTCTTCTTCAGGCATTTCACTTGTGGGTGCAATGTCTTCCAAATTTAAATCTACTTTTGCATTTCCTCTACATCCTTCGTCTGTACAACCAAGTACTAACTTAGATGTTTCACCAACTGAAACAGAACGGACTTTAATAAACAACCATTCCATATCCATCATAGCAATATTTGGTATTTTTAATTTACCAAATGTACATGCATCAAGCATCTTAATGATTGATTGCATAACTTGTTCTTGGTCATTGCTTTCTTTTGCCATGACTAGAACTTTTTGTTCCTTTACTAGGAATGGTCTGTATTCTACTTCTTGACCATTACTAGGTAGCACTGTTTTATAAGTCGGTGCCGACTGAATCGGTAATGCCATAATTACTCCATATTATATTTTATTGAGTTCCAAAAAGGTCTCTCACATTCTTGTAACTGTTATCAATCCTCGATTTTGCAGTAGTAAGTCCTGAGACTTTATTCTGTAACCTTCCAGCAGAACTAGAAAATCTAGAACCGATTGCTAAGGCCTCTTGCAAGTTATCGATTTGACTCCTACCACTATTTAGTCCGTTCGGAGTCGTCCCTTCACCATTATAAACAGGGTGAGGAGTTTTCTGTGGATTTTTACTCTCCACATATTCTGTAGTAAAATATCTGTATGCAAATTGTACACTTACACTTAACATTTCACCTTGTGCCATATCCAATACCAGTTCATCGATTGATGTTGGATATGCATCATGCAATCTTGTTATTAGACTTGCACCTTGTTGCCCATCGGAAGCAAAGGTAGGATTATACCCATCCTTTCTAAGGTGTTTAATTTCTACTTCACCAATATAGTCTTTATAGAATGCAAAGATAGGTTGTGTGTTTGGGTCTGAACCTTCTCCTTGTTCAGGAGCTGCAGTGTCACCACCATAGATTGAGTCTAACCACAATTGCATGATTCTTCTATCTAAGAAATCAATGTCACAATAGAATGTGAATGTTGCAGTTCCACCGTCATCAATTTTACCTGTTGGAAGGAATTTAGATTTACCTTGTGTGTTCTTTTCAGTAACTTCTATTTTTCTACTTGGAATAGTTGCAGTCTTACATCTAACTGCATTGAGTGTCAACCCTTGAGGGCCAAAAAACGCAACCTCAAATTGGTTTGCCATTGCTGGAGCTTTAATTGCACCGATGATAGTGTCTATCGAGTCGTGCCTATTTCTTGGTTTATCTTCCATTATACTTCCTTAAATAAATAACAATGCCAATACAAATCCAACATTAAAACCTAGTGAGCATACTAGAATGAAATCTTTTATCATTATATTACTCTCTTGAGTGATTCAGCGTATACTGTGTTTGCATTGAATGCTGAACCTTGGTTATCTACAAATTTCTGAGATGGTAACATTGCAACCACGTCCCAGTAATCATATGGTATCTCTCTTATTTGACCTTTAATATGTGTGGTGAGATACTCTTTCACACACGGTCTTGCCCATTTTAACTTTGATATGGACTTAACCATATCGTATGTAAGTTTTAGTCTAGTGTTCTCATCATCCCCCATATCGGGGTCTACTGCTAACTGGTCAAAAACTTCTAACAACTCCAACCTCTTTCTTGGTGGGAGATAGTGTAAATTTAAACCTAAGAATCCTTTACCTCTAGGTTCTATTGGTATCACTACAGGGTATTTATCCCAATACGGCAATGTAGCATACCCCTTTGCATCATAATTAAACAACACTAGAGTACCTAAAAATGGTCGTCTTATTGGTGTTCCTTCTACTAGTAACTTATTACGATTGACCTTTATAGTTCTAAGATTGTCCTTAAACCATTCTCTAGCTTCTAAGGACTTTTCTTCAATCTCAGATGGAAGTAAGTTATCATAGTTCTTAAGAATAGATGCCATACATCTATTTATACTAAGTTAGATGGTCTTCAGTTAATATTCTAAATTTATATTTACGGTCTTTACAGTATTCGTTTGCTGCTTTGAACTTTGCTTGATTGACAAGATAAGTTGCAACCTCGTTGATGTATCTTTTGGTTTTTCTTTTGGGTTCTTTAGGAGGTTTAGTTTGTTTCTTAGGTTTAACTTCTATAATCTCATGCAACACTTCACCCCTAGTGTTACGATACTTGATATAGAAATCAGGGAAGTATCTATGAACCTTTTTATCTACTGGTGAGATGTATGGAATGATGATTTCTTCACTACCCCATTCAATAATATTGTTGTTATCATCACAATATTGCATGAATCTTCGCTCCCACAGCGAACGATAGACAATCTTTGTGGGGTCGCCTGTATATTTTTTGTAATTCTTCGGTTTAAACCGTCCGCTATATGACATAAATAGATGTAACAATAATGAAACTCTAGGTATTTATACATGGCATCACTAAACAAAATTCTATCGAAAGTCAACTCTGCTTCATCAGCATTGAAATCAGTAAAGGGTCTTAAGTCTAAAATCTCAAACACAGACTACAAAAAAACAATCGCAGACCTATCAAACTATGATGCTCTTAAAGAACTAGCAGATAAAGAAAGAGAGATATTAGAAGGAAGAAGAAGTAGACTCAATCAAGATGAGGATGCTGCTAATAAAATGAAATCCATTAAGGCTGCTAAGAGACCACCCGCTGGACAAACAAAAGAACTACAGTATCCTTTAGAGCAACTCAACAACTATCTAGAAATAAAAATTAGACCAAGAAAACAACAGAACAGTGGTGCTAATGCTAAAAACTTAATGAATGATTCAGAGACATACATTTATATGTACGTTCCTACTGGACAAGTAAGTGAAGCGAAAGTTTCATACAAAGAAGGTGAGGTTGGTGTAGCTGCAAGGGGTATTATGGATGTCATGGGAGCAGACGGTTTCGTTGATACAAGTGTGGCAATTGGTGATGCATTGAATGCTGCTATATCGTCAGGTCTAAATAAGATGGCTAATATGGCAACAGGTGATGTTGTTAACTTTGCACAGGGACAAGCAGTCAACCCGATGAAAGAACAGATGTTAGAGGGTGTTGGGTTTCGTTCATTCAGTATGGAATTTACAATGAGACCAGTATCGCAAGAAGAAGCAGATGTATGTAAAGAAATTATATACACTTTAAGAACTGCCATGTTACCCGACACTTTTGGTTCGGATGAGTCAAATCAGATTGAAAATTATTTCAACTATCCGAACATTATCGATTTAAGATGGGAAGGGCCTATTAAAAATACTATGGACGGATTCTTACCAGCAGTAATTACAGATGCATCTGTAACATATGGTGGTGGTAGTACACTAGAGACTTTTTCCGATGGCACACCACTAGAGATGAAGTTGAATTTAGCATTTACTGAGATTAAAGTTCTTACACAGGAAACGTATCAGATGATATCACCACATCCAAAAGCAGACACTAGTATAGGTGGTGGTACACAAAGTATATTGGACAATAGAGATACAACCAACGGATAACAATTATGGCATCACAATTATTTAAAAACTTTCCAACGATACAGTATAAACTTAATGATGGCAGAATTATCCACATCAAAGATTTCTTCCGTAAGGGTAAGATTGAATTACAAAAAGTTAATACACTGATTGATTATGAGTTTTATCAATTAGATGAAGGTGAAAGACCCGATATAGTTGCTTCCAAACTATACGGAGATAGTGATTTGCATTGGGTATTATTCCTAGTGAATGAGATAGATAATTACTATGATTGGTATATGGACAACACCACTTTTAATAATTATCTAGATAGAAAATATGAAGGTGTATATCTAACCGCATCATCTTCAACAGATATTGTGGGCCCACACAACACAGATGGACAGGGCAATATCACATCCGATAATAAATTCTTATTGGGTGAAATAATCACACAAGGTACAACAACAGGACACGTATTACAGGTCGACCCATCGAACAACCGACTTAGAGTTACTGCTGGAGATTGGAGTGCAGACCAAACTATAACAGGCTCTCTCAAGAGTTCTACAGTACAAGGTGTAGTGCAACCAAGAGATTCCATATCACACTACGTTAATAGTAAGGGTATAAAATCCACAACACCTCAGAGTGGATTTCAAAGTGTAAGTATATGGGAAATGGAAAATGCACTTAATGAAGATAAGAGAAAAATTAAAGTAATCAAACCGCAGTATATAAAAACTGTGGTAACCCAATACGAATCACTTTTGCAAGTTTAATATATGACAACAGATAACCGTAAGGGTGGTGAGTTTTTTATAAACTCAATAACACTCTCCAATCAATTCAAAGAATCCGTTGAGATAACCAAACTCATAACTGGATTTCGCTTGTACGAATCTATCTACAAAAAGTACACTACTGGAGAGATACACTTCATTGATGGTCTGAATTTAATTAAAAATTACAGGTTTACTGGTCAGGAGTTCATACGTGTTTCCATATCTATGAAACAGGGAACTGGAGAAAAGGCGGCTAAAGAAGATAGTATCGATAGAGACTTTCGTGTATATAAGGCATCAAATATAAACCGTGTCAATGATACTACACAGACGTATGTATTGAGACTATGTGACCCACGAATGTTTGCGTGTGAGCGTGTACGTGTAAGTAAGGCGATGCGTGGTTCGTATGATAAGATGTTACAAAACATCTTAGTAGAAGACGTTAAGATGAAACCCGAAGAGTTCGACTCATGGGAAACGACCATACCCGACAACAATCAGATGGTATGGCCCAATTGGAAAGTCTCTAAAATAATAGACTGGATAACACAAAACTCATCTATAGGAAACAAGACATCGTTTAAAAATGGTATGTTCTTTTTCCAAACACTAAATGGTAAGTATAAGTTCAAATCTATTGACACTATGATGGAACAAGAGTATCCACTATCATTTTCTTTCAGACCAAGAACAGAAAACTTGGATACTGGAGAAACCGACATCAATGCCCCAAGTGGTTTGAACACACAAATTGTAAGTTACACTAGACCACAAGCATTCGATACGCTTAGAGGTACTATCGCTGGAGCGTATGCTAGTTCCATGAAAGTGTATGACCCTGTTAGGAAAATTGAAGAGGATATTGTATTTGACTTGGAAGAAAGTTTTAAAAAGGGTAACCATGTCTCTGGCAAAAATCCAATAATATTAACAGATGGTGGTGAATCTTTTACTGAGATGACACTTACTACAGAAGATATTGTTGACAAATTTGTATCTCCCAATGTGACTGAGGTGGATGTTAATTTAGCACCCAACAAAGCATTTGACAGTGTTGTGGTCTATGATTACACTACTACACATGTATTTGACCAATCAACATCTCTTACTGAAAATGAGGTGTTCCAAGGTCAGAAGAATAAAGACAACGCAAAATTAGAAAGACAATCGATGATGGAGATACTACAACAACATACTATGGTAGTGTCCATTCCATTTAGAACAGATATTAGTTGCGGAACTATTATCAACTTAGAATTACCCGAACCGCAACTAGCATCTAGTGCAGAAAGTAAAGATAAACTGAATGACGGTAGATATTTAATTACTGATATATGTTTCCAAGGAAATGTATTAGAGAATGGTGGTCTATGTAATATAGAGTGTGTTAAGGAGAGTTTTGCTAAAGCGATAACATCCATCAACCCACAAGACACTATGGAAGCACCCGAGGACGATTAATGAAAATGTTTTATGGTATAGTAGAAGACCGTAACGACCCACTAAAGATTGGTAGGGTTCGTGTTCGTGTACATGGTTTACATACAGATGATAAACAGATGATTGCAACCCCCGATTTGTCATGGTCTCAAGTTATTCTACCAACAACTTCTGCTGGACTATCAGGATTCGGAACACAACACGGACTCGTTGAGGGGTCTACTGTTATTGGTTACTTTAGAGATGAAAATGTTCAGCAAGATTTTGTAGTAACAGGGTCTGTTGCTGGTATTCCTGCTCAAGGATATAGAGAATCTATAACCGATGAGTTAATAAAGAGAGAGGTCATCAAAGGATTTAATGACCCACGTAGATTGACATCAGCAGACTATGCCGACACCCCCGATGGCGCTTCACCTACACAATCCCCAAATCGTACATTTGGTTTAGAGAAAGGTTTAGATGAGTTCCCCAAGAAACCTCAAGAGATAGAAATCAATCTTATAGATGGAACAGGGTCAACAATAACAGAGTTGGAACTTACTGATTCAGACTTACCATACTATCCGTTGTATTATGATAAGACAGATGTATCTCAATCCGCAACAGGAGATAAGGATTACACTAGTAGAGATATAAGTGCAGTTAACTCCAAACCCGATACACCGATGGGTATGATACCTTCAGTAGCGGCACCAATATATCCTTTTAACAAAACAATAGAAACTGAATCGGGACACTTGATAGAAATCGATGACACTCCTACACTAGAAAGACTAGCTATCGAACATCGTTCAGGAACGTTTCAGGAAATCCATCCCGATGGTAGTGTGGTGCAACGTATAGTAAATGATAACTATCAAGTAATTGCAAAGGACAACAAACTTTATATAGCAGGTAATGCTGATATAACTGTAGAAAAAGGTAATGTCACTATCAATGTGAATACAGGTAATGTATCCACAACAGTACTCAAGGGTAATGTTGACACTAAGGTTATGGAAGGAAACGTTGACTTATATGTTAAAGGTAATGTATCCGAGGTCATTGATGGTAATGTTGATTCACAGATTGGTGGAACACTTAATGCTGATGTGGTTGGTAATACTACATTCACATCACCCGAAACACTTATGACTACAAACTTAACTGTTGATGGTACAGTTCATATCACTGGTGCTCAGACAAATGATTCTACAATTCATGCAGTCGGTGATATATCAACTGATGAAGGAAATGCCCCAACACTTGCAACACATAAACACAAAGCGACTTCACAAGATACTGGTTCAGGTTCTAATGCAGGTAAGAAGAAAAATACAAGTGTTGCCGATGAGTAATGTATGAGAACGTATAAATAGAACTATGAAAGATGTAAAAAACAATGCTTCAACCGTAGCAACTTCAAATCTATATTCTGATTTGGATTTATTGTTTCAACCACATCCAGTTACTGGAGATGTGACTAGGAAAACAGATGTTGCATCTATTAAAAGGGCAGTAAGAAATATTGTTCTAACAAATGCATATGAAAGACCATTCAAACCAGGCTTTGGTGGTAATCTAACAAGTAAACTATTTGAATTAAATACAGATAGAGGAATCCGAAGAGTTGGGGAATCGTTATCTAAAACTATAACAACCTTCGAACCAAGAGTTGAGAATGTAACAATTCGTATAGATGAAGATAAATTCGATACCAATACACTAGATGTATCAGTATCATATAGTATTAAAAATGGAGTAAGAGACCAATCCGTAAAAATCGCAGTAACGAGGGTAAGATAAAATGGCAAAAGTAAACAGTTCACAATTAAACATTACGGAATTAGACTTTGATAATATTGCTCTGAATCTAAAAGACTTTTTAAAGGGACAAGACCAACTAAAAGATTATAACTTCGAAGGGTCGACTATGTCAGTATTGATTGACCTTCTTGCATACTCTTCTCATATCAGTGCAGTTAACACTAACATTGCTGGTAGTGAATTGTTTCTTGATTCCGCACAGATAAGAAAGAATGTAGTATCTCGTGCTAAAGATTTGGGATTTGTTCCCTCTTCAGAAACTGGTGCAACAGCACTTGTCGATTTAACTCTTTCAAATGTTAGAAATGGTGATGGTAGCATACCAACTTCTGGCGACATGACACTCAACAGGGGTGCAATCTATCAAACTGTATATGATGGAAGTACTTATGATTTTGTTGTTACAGAAAGTGCGAAACCATCTCAGAACGGAAATGAATTTAGATATTCAAACGTAGGACTTACACAAGGCACTTATGCAAATGATACCTTTGTATTTGATACACAAATGTCAAATCCAAAGTTTGTCCTTAGTAATGCCAGAGTAGATAAACAACACATCCAAATAAGTGTGAACTCGGGTGGTTCTTCTGCTGCTTACACACTGTCAACTGGTATCTCAAATATCACAACTACATCTAAAGTATTCTATGAACAAGAAAACGAAGATGGGTATAGAGAAATATATTTTGGAGATGGTGTACTAGGTGCAGCTCTTAAAGATGGTGACATCATTACAGTAACTTATATCGTAGTTGATGACTATCATGCAAATGGTGCTCAGACATTCACACCTGTAAATGGTATTAATGGGTTCAGTAATATTTCTGTATTGACTAGTAGTAAGGCCGCTGGTGGTTCTGAAAAAGAATCTATCGACTCAATCAAATTTAAAGCAACAAAGTTTTACACTTCACAAAACAGACTGGTAACACTGAATGACTATAAAGCAAAGGTCAGTGAGTATTATCCAAACGCAGATGCAGTTGCGGTATGGGGTGGTGAAGACAACAACCCACCCGAATATGGTAAAGTGTTTATTGCACTTAAACCTAAGAACGCAGACTACCTATCAGAAGTAGAACAGAAACAAGTTGTTCAAAAACTGAATGCATTAAACATGTTAACAGTTAGACCAACTATTGTCAACCCCGAGATTATTAAGATATTAATTTCTACTACATTCAAATACAACCCTGCTGGAACCACACTAAGTAAAGGTGAACTTGAGAGTATTATAACCAATGCTATTAACACATTTGATGCATCTAATTTGAGTAACTTCGATTCTATATTCAGACATTCTAATTTAGTAAAATCTATAGACGAAGCAAATGATTCTATACTCTCTAACATCACAAACCTAAGATTACGTAAATCACAGAAAGTGGTTACAGACCAATCTAAAGGTGTTACAGTAGACTTTGGTAATGGGTTCTATAACCCTGTATCAGGTTATGCAACAGAAATAGGTGGTATCATAGTTACCACTGGTTTCAAGGTGTCAGGGGACACAGTAAACACACAATATTTTGACGATGATGGAAAGGGAAATCTAAGAAGATTCTATCTATCAGGCGCAACAAGAATTTATCTAGATAATTCAGCTGGAACAGTTGAGTATTCTACTGGTAAAATTTCAATTAATAATATCTTCTTCACTTCAACAGAGAAGACAGATAGTACGATTGACTTCACCATTATACCAGCATCATTTGATGTTGTTGCTTCTAGAGGTAATCTAGTTGACATCGACCAACAAATGATTTCGGTTAAAGGTGAGATAGACACCATCGCAAGTGGTGAAAGTAGTGCTGGTGTTGGGTATAACTCAACATCTAGTACATCATATTAGTATGCATAAAGTGGTCTAGGACACATGGTGTGTGCCTAGAGTAGCATTCCATTAACTTGGTTTTTATAGGAGAAAAACAAAATGGCAGATAAAAAAATTAGCGCATTAACAGCGGTTGCTGACGCAGCAATTGGTGGAGATGATTTACTACATATCGTAGATAACCCAGGCGGTACACCTGTTAATAAAAAGATGACTATTGCTCAACTTTTTAAGAACATCCCTACATTCTTGGCGAGTGACGATATCACAACTTTAACAGCAAGTGCAACAGACCTTGCATCTTCATTCGTTACTATTATTAATGGTAATGGTTGGGGTGCTCATACCAACTTTACGTTGGATGACGGTACTGCAATTGGTCAGTTAAAAATTATTATTGCAGGTACAGAACCAGCATCTTCATACGAAGGTAGGATTACAGTTACTAATTGGCAGAAGTCAACTACAGCTGCTCCACAAATCAAATTAGATTCACAAGGTGAAGCTGTTGTATTGATTTGGACTGGTACTGCATGGAACCTAGTCGCTAACACTGGCGCAACAGTAAGTTTTGCTTAAGTAGATATATATGCAAGAGTACCAAACAGATAGTTTGAGTTCGAGACTTCCTTCTCTACTTCCCGAGTATTTGAAGGAAGAATCTCCAGCGCTTGAAAGCTTTCTAAAGGCGTACTTTGAATTTTTAGAAGCAGAGATTATTACTCTCTCTTCACAATCTACTTTAGATAACTTGAGTTTAGAAGACGGTGTCGGGGACTTAATATTAGAAGACGCCACCGTCTCTAACAGGTTTAGTGATGAGTCAAGAAAGATAGTCACAGAACAAAGTGTTACTAACACAGAAAAGACTGCTGGCCCATTTACTAAGGGTGAGTATGTTGTTGGTAATAAAAGTAAGTCAGTTGGTAAGGTAACATTAGCTACAACTGATAAACTATATGTACAGACAATTGAAGGACATGGTTTTCAAAAAGAAGAAACTATTACTGGTAGAGAGTCTTTACAAACAGCAGTTGTAGAAAGTTTCAAACAGAATACAGTTCTTGCAACAAATAAGTTGTTAGACTATTCGGATGTAGACAGAACAACAGAAGAATTCCTTCAGTATTTCCAAAATGATTTAATCCCATCTTTGGATATTGGTAATACTGTTAATCGTAGACTTACGATTAAAAACATAAAAGATTTATATCAATCAAAGGGTACTGCTGAATCAGTCAAGTTCCTTATGAGATTGTTGTACGGTGAAGATGCAACAATTAGATATCCCGATAATGAAACACAGTATATATCCGAATCGGGTTATAACGAAATTAGAAGATTACGTGTTGTAGTAGATACAGGACTACCATCTGCAACAGATAGAATTATTCAATACACCCCCAACAGCACATTTATAGAAGCAGAAGCTATTATCGAAAATGTGTTTGTAGATAACTTCGATGAAAAAGAGTATGCCTTAGAGATTACTATAAATCACTCAGGCACATTCACTCAAGGTAGTGTAGTAACTTTCATTGACAGAGATGGTATAACAGAGTATACTGGTACTATATTAGGTATCATCAATCAAGTCAGTAGAGAATCCTCTTCAACTTATGTATCGCATGACGATGACGGTGTCATCTTACTAGAAGGTGAAAATACTGGTGGACTATTATTCGAACAACAAGGTGTAGGTTCATTATACACCAAGAATGATATTATAGAATTCGCTGGAAGTAAAAGTAATCACACAGCACTAAACGCTAGAGGTGCAGTTGATGGTTTGACTAGAGGTGGTATCACTAAAATCTACATCGATACAGAAGGTACTGGTTATGATGGCGAGGACTTAATTGTATTTGATAATGCTGGAACTTCAGGTGGTGGTGCAGAAGCAGTAATTGGTTCTGTAGGTGACGAAGTCATGCTCGAAGGTGGTACAGTATATGGTCACTTTACTATTACTGCAACTCAAGGACAAACCCTATTTGGTGGTGCTGGAGTTACAGATGACAATGGTATGGCAATATTCTTCAATGATGCAGACCTTGTAGTTTTTAAAAATGATATAAGACAAACACCAAACACTACTTACACTACACACGATTATACACATAGAAATGATAGAGTTGTATTCACCGCAGGTTTGAATGCTGGCGATAGAGTTGACTTATACACCGAATTTAACAGACTAACATATGAAGATAATACAAACAATGGGGATACCATTGTACTAGAAACTACCGTAGGGAATGTTAGAAGTATACGAATTAAATCAGGTGGTAGTGGATACGAACAAGTCCCTGCTTGTTGGCCTGGTGGTTACATTTACTTTAATGACCTTAGTGGATTTGAAGTTGGTGAAACAGTTACAGGTGGCACCACTGGTGCAACATCTACTATCTTGCGTATAGAAGAAGATAGAAACCGACTAGTGGTCAAACGATTGCCGACAGACACTGGTGGATACCAAAATGGAGAAACAATTATTGGTGGTACAACATCCACTAGTAGAGTGAATATCGAAACACAGGTTACTAGAGGTGAGGGTGCTAGACTATTTGCATACTCAGATGATATCGGTGGTATCACATCTATAAATCTCATAGAACAGGGTAGTCATTTCTATTCAGATGGTATTTTATCAGATACTAGTTTCTTCCCAATGTTAATTAGTAGTCCATCAGCAGTACCACAACAAAATGTAGTCATTGAAGGACAAGTTTCAGGAAGTACTGCAACCATTGTTAAGTATGATGCAACAAGACACATACTAGTGTATAAAAACTTAAGTGGTTGTTTCGCTGATAACGAGACTGTTGCATTTAACAATGTCGACACATTTAAGATTTTAAAAACAAATCCATATAATGGTATTGGTAAGTTTGCTGGTGAAGGTAACATGCAAGAACAGTTTGTCACAGACAAAGGACAACTCAATACTTCCGCTAACCACTTACAAGATAGTTTATATTACCAAACACACTCATATGTAATTAAAGTTGCAGAGTCTATTAACAAATACAGGTCAGTAGTAAAAGACTTGTTACATCCTGCTGGACATATATTCTTTGGTGAGGTTGGACTAGAAAAGTCAGTAACAGGTATTACACCTACATCTAAATTTGTGCCAACAATTATCTTGGTTATGAAACCTGTTTTGTATGTACCCGATGCATTCTCAAACTCATTGAGAACATATTTACTCCATGCAGATATGTCTTCAACAGGCCCCGAAGGTGGTGTTGGACTATTAACACTTGATGAAGCAGGTCAACCAACTAATAATACAGACCCAAGAACTGGTGGTGAAATAACAGAACCAAGAACAGAATATGGCGATTCTTCACATAGAAGTCGACATATGAACATCCTTAAGATTGTCAATAAATCAGTTCCTTCAGTTAGAGTAGATAATGTGAGAGGTGTTGTTAGGTCTGTAGGTTCAGTCAATTTAATGGACAATCAAATAACACTTGATTATCATAATAGAAAGTTCGTTGCAGCTGACCAAGGTAAGATACAAAGTTTACATGTACATAGTGAAGAAAGACTCATTATGGAAGACGGTTGTTATATAGAATTCGAAGAAGATGCATGTTTAATGAGAGCAGAAGAACAAGTGGGTGCTATCGTTAAAGGTGAGTTTGGTTCTACATTCGTATCAGAGGATGGTGAGTTCAATATAAGATTAGAAAGTGCTACAACAGACGAAGAGAAAACATTCTTTGTCTCAGAAGCTACAATTGATTTTGATGATAAATATACATTGACAGAAGACGGTTTAAGATTGGTGATGGAAGATGGTTCCCCAATAACAGACGAAGAATCTTCTGAAAATAGTATTACAACATATATCCCATTTGGCCCAACATTTAAAACCATAAATACAATGAGCGGTCAACAGACATATCGCATCTCCTATTATATTAAAGATGAAGAAGATGATGGTATATTGATGGAGGACGGATATGGAACCATGTTAAATGAAGATTCCATACCCGAAGGACTTAGAATTTCAGATTTGGATTTTGTTTATCCGAAGATGTTTATGCCTAAGTTTAAGACTAACGAAAGAAAACGCATAGATTTATCATATTCTGCCTACGTAAAGTCGGCATAACTGTATAAATAGTATAATAAATATCTGTAGGAGATAACTAAAAATGGCAGCAATTATAACAGAAAAGTTTCGTACCCATAATGCGAAACAGTTCAAAGAGGATTTTGGTGAATCAGCTTCATCAACGTATATTTTCATAGGAAGGTCACACGCATGGCCAACTGATACTTCACCCCCTGTTCCAGTAAACGGAACCAGCGAAGAGATGGATTCATTTGATGACATGCTTTCAATGAAGAAAGTGGGTAGTGGTGATGTATCACATTGTTTACCAAGATACGATTGGACTCTAAACACAATTTACGATGAGTATGCACACGATTACAGTACAGGAAACACTACACCAAATAATGGTAGTAACCTATGGGGTGGTAAATTCTATGTAATGACAGATGACTACAATGTATACAAATGTATTAGAACTGCAAGAAACAGTGCAGGCGCTGTAGTTGGTTCAAACGTTAAACCTACAGGAACATCAGCAACATCTTTGATTTACACTGCAGATGTTGATGGTTCAAACAACGCTTATCCACAAGGATATATTTGGAAGTATATGTATACAGTTACTGCCGCTGATACAATCAAATATGTTACTTCAGATTTCATCCCAGTTAAAACTCTTGGTGCTGTAGCAGCTGTTGCTGGTACTGGTAGTAATGGTACATTGGGGTCTACTGCAACAGACGATTCTTCTTCATTGTGGGATGTTGAGAATAGTGCAGTTAATGGTGCCATATATCACGTAAGAGTTGACAACGGTGGTGCAAGTTACACTGCTGGAACATATACTGGAGTTCCAATTGCTGGGGATGGTACAGGTGCTACATGTTCAATTGTTGTTGGTAGTGATGGCGCTATCGATTCAGTTAACTTAACTACAACCGCATATGGTTCGGGTTACAAACGTGCTTCAATCGAACTTGCTGAATCAGGTCAATCAGGACTTGTTGCTGGTTCGGGTGCAGTATTAACACCAATCATTTCACCTATGAACGGACATGGTGCAGACCCAGTTGAAGAACTTGGTGGTAACCATATCATTGTAAACTCAAGATTTGAGTTTGCTGAAGGTTCAGGCGACTTCCCAACAGACAATGACTTTAGAAGAATCGGTCTTCTACAAGACCCATTTGCTAAGGGTACTACATCTGTATTTACAGATACAACTGCAAATGTATGTTCAAAAATGACACTTGCAAACGCTAGTTCTTTAGAGGTTGATGATTTAATTGCTTCTGCTGGTACTGAAGTATCGGGAACTGCTAAATCTAGAGTAATCTCAGTAAGTGGTAACGTTGTTACTCACCAGCCGATCGCTAATACTAAAGGTGCATATGTAAACTTCACTTCTTCCGACACAGTGTTCAGAGGTTCAAGTAGTATTAGTGATGTTTCTTCAGTAGATAGTGCATTCCCCGAAGTAGAAAGATTTAGTGGTAATTTATTATATGTTGAAAACAGAGGTGCGGTAACACGTGCTGCTGACCAAATCGAAGATATCAAACTTATCATCGAAATGTAATTCGTGGGGACTTGTTCCCCACATTAAAATAAAAGAGTGGAATTATGCCAGAAAAGACAGATTTAAATATATCTCCGTATTATGACGATTACTCAGAAGATAAAAAGTATAGTAAAATACTTTATCGAGCTGGGCGTCCTCTACAAGCAAGAGAACTAACACAATCCCAATCCATTCTTCAAGGACAGATTGAGAGATTTGGTTCTCATATCTTTGAAGAAGGTTCATTAGTAACAGGTGCGGAATCTGATATTGATATGGATGTCTTTTATGTGAAGGTTAAATCTGCTAATCCTAATGCTGAGGGCGAAACATCGGTTGAATCGTACAGAACTGCATTTCATGGTAAATATGTTCAAGGTAAAAGTTCAGGTGTTGTTGCAAAGGTAACAAACTCTACAGCAGAAACTACAGACGACCCTGTAACACTATTCCTTCATTTCCATTCACAGGGTACAGATGTTTATAACTCACCTGTATTCTATCAAAATGAGGTACTACAGGAAGTATCGATTTCTGAAGATGGTACGATTAACGTTGTTGGTGGTAATAATAATCAGTTTACAATAAAAGCAACTACAGACGACCCGATAGGTAGGGCATCTCTTGCTAGTATTTCAGAAGGTATTGTTTTTATTAGAGGATTCTTCTGTTTAGTAGATAAACAACAAATTGTTCTAGAGAAATATTCTGCTGCTCCAAGTTATAGAGTAGGTCTAAACGTAACAGAAACAATTATAGATAGTGCAACAGACACTACACTATTGGACAACTCACAAGGTACATCAAACGAGAATGCTGCTGGTGCAGACAGACTTAAGATGGAACTTGTCCTCTCCAAATTTAAATTAGACACAACAGATGATGCTGACTTTATTGAACTTGTAAAAGTTAATGGTGGTATCATCGAAAGTAAAATCACTAGACCGCAGTATGGTCAGATTGAACAAACATTAGCACGAAGAACATTTGATGCTAACGGTGATTTTGTTGTCAATCAATTTACACATAGTCTTAGAGAACATTTAAACAACACAACAAACAACGGTTTTTATACTGAACAATATGGTGGTGATGCAGACAGATTTGTTATGCAAATATCGCCAGGTAAAGCGTATGTCAAAGGTTTTGAGATTGATAAAATTGGTACAACATCTCTAAACTTTGCAAAAGCGAGGTCAACAGTCACACTCGCTGGTTCTAATACACCAGTCAGATTAGGTAATATTTTAAGAGTCACAAATGCACATGGATTGCCAGAATTTGGTAATGAAGGCACAAATGCAAGTCAAGAAAGATATGGTGATATGGACTTGTATGATACTGTACAGAATTCAACAAACGTTAATGCTAGTTCCCCAAGTTTTGCTGGAAAGCATATTGGTAAAGCACGTATTAGAAATATAGACTTACATAGTGGTGTCGATGATTCAAGTGGCGAATACAACCAAGCTTCTCAATGGAACATATATTTATTTGATATCAAAATGTATACTGAAGTTAAAGCAAATACATTTACTGGTACATTTACTGAAGGTGACCAAATAGTATCTACAAACTCAGCAGGTCAAATTGTTGGTACAGGTATTGTTGCATACAACACAAGTAACACAACTGTGTATATTCACGATGTTACTGGTGGGTTCTATACTGGTGATACTATATCCACTAAAGGTAAGACAAGTGCAACAGGAACAATCACAGAGACAAGAACCTATAACGTAGACCGTACTCGTGGGGTTACACAAGCTTCAAAAGATGATACTTTACAAACATTCGTTGGTGATGCTGTTGCAGATGCCGACAATACTTTATCGGGTTCTATTTCATTATCGGGAGGCGGCGCACTAACAGGATTTGGTTCAAGATTCGCAACCGAACTTAAAGAAGGTGACATCATCATTGACGGTACTGGTACCCAAAGAGTTATTCAAACTGTTACAGATGCTAACAATGCCCAATGTACCGCCACCTCTGGCGTATCTCCAATCTCAAACGGTAGTGTAACAAGACGTAGAGTTAGAATTCATAAACAAGACCAAACTGCAGCTATTTACGCATGGCCTAGAGATTGGGTTGCTGAACATGCTGGTAAGAATGTTAAAGTAAGAAGACAACACATAGTAACAATAAACAGTGGTGCATTCACTATTAGTGCTGGTTCACAAGCAACCTTCGAAGCAAGAAATACAGATAACTTCTCAATCGCAGTAGTAAAAGCATCTACAGATAGTAACGCATTCGATGCTGGTGATTTACTAGACATCGAAAACCTAAGTCCAAATGTGACTGGTAATCAGTTAACATGTACACTAGCAAACAATAGTGGTGCGATTCTTAAAGTTACATCTACAGTATTGTTGACTTCGCCAAAAGCTCGTTCCAAAACACTAAACAAATCAAGATTGCTTAAAGTCACTCAACCTAGAAGTGCTAATGGTTTTTATGGAACTGCATATGATGATAAAGAAATTACACTAGGTGTTGCTGACGTTCATAAGATTCATGCAATATACGAAGGTGGAACTGCACCAGTTATGCCGAATGCGAGTTTTGGTACAGTTACTGGAACATTTACACAATACGAAACTTTGGTTGGACAGACATCAAATGCACGTGCAATATTAGTATACTATGCTGGTAGTGGTGCTATATCTCATTACAGAATGGTTAGTGGTTCATTTGTTGAGAGTGAGGTAATTGTTGGCGCATCATCAGGTGCATCTGTTACTATATCAAACGTACATCAAGGTTCAGAAGATATTAAGAGTAGATACTTCTTTGACAATGGTCAAAGAGATGGGTACTATGACCTTGGAAAACTAACAAGAAAAACTGGAGAACCTTCTCCTAACGGCCCACTACTTATTTGTTTCGATTATTTTTCTGCTGGTGCTGGAGAATATTTTGATGTTGAATCATATAGGTCAATCGACTATGATGACATACCAGTATATTCCCCCAATAGAATAGACTTAGGTGGTTTAGAACCCGATGGAACATTCGAACTCTCAGATTGTATTGACTTTAGACCAGTTGCTGGACAGATTCTTGGAACTTCTAATTTTAAAATAAACAATGCATCTACTCCAACCAACGCAATTGATTTATCAAATAATACAACTGGTGCTGTATTTGCTCCGTTTGGTTATGATACAGGTAGAAACTTTGGTGACTCAAGAGATGGCATTACGCAAACACATGCAATCACAACTGATTCCCCAGTTCCAGGCTCAAGTGTAACTGGTGACATAAAATTCTATGTAGGTAGAATCGATAAAGTATATCTACACAAATCAGGCACATTCCAAACTGCAGTAGGGATACCTTCACTATCACCAACTAAACCAAAAGGTATAGATGATGCTATTGAGTTATTCGAACTAGAGATTCCTGCTTATACTGCTAGTTTAAAAAATGTTAAAGTAAGGTCACACGACCATCGTAGATATACGATGAAAGACATCGGTAGGATTAATAGCCGTGTGACTAACTTAGAAAGAATTACATCTCTTTCTCTATTAGAAAAAGACACACAAACAAAACAGATACTAGATTCCGATGGTTTCGATAGATTTAAATCAGGATTTTTAGTAGATAACTTTAAAGGACACAGAGTTGGAGATGTTAACCATCCCGACTATAACGTTGCTATTGACACTGAACTTGGTGCTATGAGACCTAAGAACTTCTCACAGTTCTTTGATATATCTTTAAACACTGCTCTTTCTTCAGATTATCAGAAGACAGGGGATTTAATTACCTTACCATACACAAATGTCAATTTAGCACAAAATGATAAGTCCTCTAGACATATCAATGTCAACCCATATCACGTATTCAGTTTCTTTGGTAATGTCAAGTTAACACCCGAAACAGATATATGGCAAGACAGAGACCAATTGCCAGAAGTAAGAATTAATAGAGAAGGTAACTTCGATGCACTTGTGTCTGAAAATAAAAATGCTATGGGAACCGTTTGGAACGAATGGCAGACTACATGGGCGGGTAAACCCGAAACTGTTGCTACTGAAGTACAAGCAACTTCAAATGGTTCTTGGAATGGAGACCCAACACAACATGGTAGATGGACTTCAGGATTTCAGGTAACAAGAGAGATTACAGAGACTGTAGAAACACAAACAAGAACTGGTGTATCAACAAGTGTTGTTGAAGACTTTGTAGAAACAAGAAATGACAGAGTTGTAAGTGTAACACTTATACCATTCATGCGTGCTAGAACTATTGCGATACATTGTACAAACTTAAAACCAAATACATTCCATTATTTCTTCTTTGATAACGAAAGAATAGATAGTTTCATCGCACCTAGTACTGCTGTATACTCACATAATGGTTCAGTCTCACTTGCATCAATTCCAAAGACAGATAAAAATGGTGAACTGAAGGCGAACTTCTTTTTGCCTGGCGGTAAATTCCCTACTGGTCAAAGAGAATTAAGAGTTACTTCAAGTTACAATAATATATCATCACCTAATTCACACGGTAGTGGTATGTATCAGGCTCAGGGTCATTTAACATCGACTCAAACTGAAATTACATCTACAAGAAATGGTAGAGTTATTCGTGAAAGAACAGCTGGTGAAAGACAGATTACAAAACCTGGCGAAAGGACGAATGTCTTGCCTTGGGATACTGTTGCACCACCAGTACCTATTCCCGAAATACCACCTATTAGAGAAGTTTACATTGAACTTCCACCACAAATTTTAATAGAAGAAGTTATTATTGAAAGAATCGTGGAGGTTGAAGTTCCTGTTATATCAGTAATTCAATCACCGCCTGTTTTCATTCCATTGCCGGAAGATACAACTCCGCCACCTGTTTTGGTTCCACCTGTTCCAATAATACCGCCAGAACCAGTTTTGGAAGAGTTCGATGGTTGGCGAGATTTCACAGGTCGATTTACACAACCTCAATTCCCCGAAATGGAAAGAGGATGGGGTGACCCACTTGCTCAATCGTTCCTAGTAGAACAATCAGGTGGTACCTTTGCAACTGGAATTGATGTATTCTTCCAGTCTAAAGATACACATATCCCAGTTTCTGTTGAAATTAGAAACATGGTTAATGGTTATCCTGGCCAAATAGTATTGCCTTTCTCAGTGGTAACATTGAACCCATCTGCTGTGGCCACATCACAAGATGGAAGCAAGGCGACATCATTTACTTTTGAGTCACCAGTATACCTTCAACAAGATGTTGAGTATTGTTTCGTAGTTTACTCTAACTCAAATGAGTATGAGGCTTTCATATCTAGAATGGGCGAAAAAGATATTGCAACAGGTCAGACAATTGCTGGACAACCATATGCTGGTTCATTGTTCTTATCACAGAACGCATCAACATGGACTGCTACACAGGAAGATGACCTCAAGTTTACAATCAGAAGGGCTGTATTTAATCAATCAAAAACACCAAAATTGGTATTTGAAAATGATGCATTACCAACTACAAAACTACAATCGAACCCGATTGAAACATACATTGGTAAAAACTATGTGAAGGTATATAACTACTCACATGGTATGTATAAGTCAGATTCAAATGTTATTCTAAGTGGATTAACAGGTAATGCATTAAATGGTGCATTACGAATTGCAACACCTAGTGTATCGGGAACACCAAGTGCTGGTACATATACTGTACAACAAACAAGTACAACTGGTAGTGGTACTGGTTGTTCTGTAGAAATTGTAGTTGTAAATAATAACATCACTAGTTCTACTATTACGAACCCTGGCCAAGGACATGCTGTTGGTAACACTTTAACATTCACAAACTTTGATGGTGGAACAGCGTCTTGTACAATAGTTATCGATGCGGTTGGTGATACTCTAGGTGGGTTCCCACTCGAAGAGTTGAATAAAACTCTTGGATATAGTACTATTAGTAATATAGAAATCGATGCATTCACAATAGTACCCGACCTATCATCATATGATTTAAAAGCAAGTTATGGTGCCTTGGAATCTACAGTAGGTGGTGGAGCAAATTCTTTTGCAACAAGAAACTACTATTACGATTCTATACACACAATGATTCCGAATGTTATTCCGCCATTGACAAGAGTTTTGGCTGCAGTAACTAGAACACCTATGGATACGCCTGAAGGTTACAACCAAGGTGGGAACGCATATGATAAAAACTCAACACAAGATTTCATTACACTAAATGATAACGCATACTTTGGAACATCAAGTGTTGTTGCATCGCCAATCAATGAACAAAATGAAATGGCAAGTACGAAATCCTTTACATGTACGTTGCAACTACAATCAGCAACACCTAATATATCACCAGTCATAGACGTGGGTACAATTGGTGCTATTGCGATATTGAATAGAATTAACAACATTGATACTTCTGCAGACGTGCCTGGAGAGCCTGGAAGTCCTGTTACTAATTACATCCCGTCAACAGACCCCGATGGTGATAACAACGCAATGGTTTATATCACTAGAAAAGTCAATCTAAAAACTCCTGCTACATCTCTAAGAGTTGTTGCAGATGTATTTAAACCCGAAACTACTGGTGTTGAAGTACTATATAAGGTGTTGAAAAATGATGACTCAACACCGTTTGATGATTTGGGGTGGACATACTTTAATGGTGATGGTTCGCCAAACACTGTAGTAGAATCGGATGCTAGAAACTTTAAAGAAAACGAATGGTCAGTCGAAGACTTGCCAGAGTTCAGTGCTTTCTCAGTTAAGATTGTAGGTAAGGGAACAAACACTTCAGTAATTCCTATGGTATCTGCTCTTAGATGTTTAGGACTTGCATAGTGACTGAATATTGGAAAGTAGAAGGTCATTCATCATTAGCAAGAGATTCGGAATCTACTGCTGTGGTGAATACTGATATTAATGCTTATAGGGCGCAAAAACTTAGGAAAGAAACCTTCAAAAAACAAGTAGAAGAGATAAATAATTTAAAGAAAGATGTTTCAGATATTAAAACATTATTAACACAACTGGTAGATAAAATTCATGGCTAAACAAGTAGACCAATACAGTACTATAGAAACATTCAGACAAGTCTTCAATGAAGTATCTTCGGATATGGGAGACACAAGTGGTCTGAGAACAGAAAGTCAAGAAACTCTTGTCGATGCAGTTAATAGTATTGAAGATAAAGCATTCTTTTTCCAAGAATATCGCTTCGTTGCAACAGCAGGTCAAACCACGTTTAGTGGTAATGATGTTGCAAATCACGAGTTAGAATTTAAAGCTAATAGAGTTCAAGTGTATGTCAATGGTATACAAAAGAACTTTTCTAGTGAATATTCTATCGGTGGATTTGGTATACTTAACGCAACTACTTACAATTCAATTCAGTTACAGTCTGCTGCTTCAGTCGGCGATGAAGTAACCGTCTTCTCATTCACAGGTTCATACTTAGGAACAGATGCCGCTGGTTCAACAACAGGTTTTTGGTCTACTACTGCTACAGGTGATATCTATAATAATAACTCAAAAGGTGTTATCATTAACGGTGAGGTTGACCCTAGGGTAACCTCTCGTGAAAGTTCTGATATCAAAATTCAGTTAGAAGGTAAAACAAAAATCAATGGTGATGTAACCGTCCATACTGGAGGTACATTAACATCTCCAACACTTACAGATGGTAGTGGTGCTACAATTACTGGTGGTGATTACGCTGGTATTGATGCAACACTTACTGGAGACTTGAGTGTCGGCGATGCTGGTACGTTTGGTGGTACACTTGGTGTCACAGGTAATACAACAGTTGGAGGCACATTTGGTGTTCAAGGTGCTTCAACATTATCTAGTTCATTAGATGTAACTGGTATAACAAATTTAAACAGCACGACAGAATCTTCAAGTACTTCAACAGGTGCTTTGATTGTTGATGGTGGTGTTGGAATCAAAAAGAAATTATTTGTCGGTGGGAATGTCGACTTTGCTGCTAATCTACAAGTAGATGGTAACTCAACATTAAGTGGAAGTGTTAACATTGATGGTGCTACAGATATCGATTCAACACTAGACGTTCTTAATAACACAACATTACGAGCAGATTTAGGTGTTCTTGGTAATACATCAATGACAGGAACGTTGGACGTTGATGGTGCTACAACATTAGACGGAACAAGAATCGATGGTGATTTAGACCTTAACGGTAGTGCAGACATCTCTACTAACGCATTAATAGGCGGAACTTTAGGAGTTACAGGTGCTACATCATTATCAAGTACACTAGATGTAAATGGTATTACTAACTTTAATAGCACTACTCAGTCTTCAAGTACTACTACAGGTGCAGTTAGAATTGACGGCGGTCTTGGAATTGCAAAGAATACTCATGTTGGCGGAACACTTGGAGTTACAGGAAATACTTCTCTTGGCGGAACACTTGGAGTTACAGGAAATACTTCTGTTGGCGGAACGCTTGGAGTTACAGGACTTACATCTTTAAGTGATGCATCTTTGAGTGGTACACTAGACGTAACTGGTCAAACAAATTTAAATAATACTGCACAATCAACAACTTTGTCAAGTGGTGCTTTGATTGTTGATGGTGGTGTTGCAATCGCAAAGAATTTAAATGTCGGTGGTAACATTACTGCTACTGGAAATATTACTGCAAACGGTAATATAACATTCGGTGATGCAGATACAGACAATATTGTTTTTAATGCTGATGTCGATTCAGGTATCATGCCAGATGACCATGAGACTTATGATTTAGGTGCTGATGGTAAGACATGGAGGAAAATCTACGCAAAAGATTTCTATGGTGAATTGACTGGAAATGCATCTACTGCTACTGCACTTGAGACCGCAAGAACACTTGGTGGTGTATCATTTGATGGTACTGCAAATATTGACTTGCCAGGCGTAAACGCTAGTGGTAATCAAGACACAAGTGGTAATGCAGCCAGTGCTACAATATTAGAAACTGCAAGAAATATTGGTGGAGTGTCATTTAATGGTTCTGCTGCTATTGATTTACCTGGCGTAAACGCTAGTGGTAATCAAGACACAAGTGGTAATGCTGGAACAGCAACTACACTTGCCAATGCAAGAACTATTTCAGGTCAATCATTCGATGGTTCAAGTGATATTACACTTAAAACTTCAGGCATAACTGAAGAGACTAATCTGTACTTTACGAACGCTAGAGCAGATGCAAGAGCAGATGGTAGAATTAGTCTTGCTAGTATAGAAGACCTAAGTAATGTTAGTAGTGGTGCAAGTAGTGGTCAGGTACTAGTGTGGAGTGGTTCTGCTTGGGCGCCAGGCGACCAAAGTACAAGTACAAGTTCTGTAGGTGAGGATGCTAACTTTGTATATTTCACAGACGATAGAGTTGCAGACACATTAAAGGTCTCAAACGGAACACCTACATATAATAATGGTATCAAATTATCATATAACGATAACGCAGACGGTGGTAACAACACTACTACCGATGGGAGAATAGATTTGGCATTAGATTATGAAATAACAAGTAGCGCACCTACATCAGTCGGAAGTACTAGTAGTGGTCATCTATGGTTTGTGATATGATATGGCAGATGAAATTTATATAAACATTGGCTCTACGATACAACAACCGTATCAAGGACAAGCTATTGCAACTGGTACAGCACCAGTCATAAGACAACGTATAGCTCGACAACCTGCCAATCAACAAGTACCCTTTACATATCAGAATAGGAGTCCATTCACCTATGCTAGACAGGGACGAACGCCAACACCATATCAGCATCAAGTTCCTGCTACATATGTTGGACAAGGTAGACAACCCTCTACCTATGTAAATCAGCAACCTAGTACGTATAGAAATCCAGTGAATGGTCGACAACCATATATTGCTAACGCTAGACAACCGAGTACATATCAAAATCAGATTCAAACACCGTATATTGCTAATGCAAGACAACCTAGTATCTATAACCTACAGGGTAATATTCCGTATCAGAATCCTGTTATTGCACAACAACCTTATCAAAACCAAGTAAATAAACAGATACCGTTTACGTATAACAATCAAACAACGTATCAATATACTGCTAATGCTCAGCAACCGTATCCATACATTGCTAATGGACAATATGTAGCACAAACACAGCAACCTTATACATATCCGTACATTGCGAATAGACAAAACACTGCTCAACAACCAGCGTCTTACAGACATCCTGTAATTGCAAATAGACAAACTACGATTGATAATGCTAATCCTTCAATTGCAAATAGACAAACAGCGGTAAATGCTACATATCAAGTTATTGCACAACAACCAGCAATACAAGAATACACATATCAAGCAAACGCTCAGGCGAGTGTACAAGCGCAATCACCTTATATTGCTCAGATACAAGGTAATTATGGGTTTAGACAACCAGCAACATATCAGTTCACTACACAATCAATTGCTCAAAGACCAGTGATATATACAGCGACTGGTAATTACCAAGCAAGTTATCAAACCACGATACAACAACCTTACATATATCAGCAACCAAATCAAGTTCCTGCTATAGGACAAAACCAACTAGCGGTCGCTTATCAGTATCCCGACCCTATAGTTGGAGAATATTTCCATGGCCCAGGAAATCACCAACAGTATAGTTATGGTGGTTTGGTTGGAACAGACGAATTTGCTGCCATGGGCTCAAGACTTGGGTCATTCTATGCTCCAGCAGGTGTTGATGGTAATACTAACAGTGGTTCCCCTCAATCTGGCGCAACAGGTGCTTTCTTACCCCCATTCTCGGGGGTACCCGCCCAAGTTTTAGCGGGTCAAGGAACACAAGGCGTACCAACATCTTGGAAGACAACTCAAAGAATGGGTGGAACAATGACTTGGACTGGGTTGTACTCACATGACCCAGCTGTGAATAATCATATACAATTAAAACCAAGTCAACCTATGAGATTAAATGCTACTGGTCAGTGGAGTAGGATAGAATATGCTTACTGGAGTTATCAGAGTAATACTTGGAATCACATTAGTGGAATACCAGTGATATATATGCAAGCGGTCAATACAGGGTCTCCATCTGGCGGAGTATATAATATTCAAGGGGTGAACTGGATTGTTGGTGGAGGACTACCATCAGCTCATCAGGGGTTCACAGTGGTTAATGCCCCTAAACGATTGAGGTTCTATTAAGATGGCCACAGGATTTACACAACAAAATAACCCTTTCACATTCCAACAAACGTTGAGTGTGGAAACTGAAGGAAGAAGACCTGTACCTGCTATAGCACAACAACCAGCTACGTATTCATATCCTGCTATCGGACAACAAGATTATCAAGTTACGTATCAACACCCTGCTAGTTACAGAACACCTGTTATCGGTACTCAACCATATACTGCAAATGCTCAAGCACAGACGACTTATCAGAGTCCATTTACGTATCCAAGAACAGCACAGAAAGAAATACAGGTAACTATACAGCAAAATGCTCCGTATATAAACCAACAACCTTCTACATATCAGCATCAGAGTCCGACTACTTCACAGCAACCGTCTACTTATCAACATAGACAACCTGCTACATACCAAGTTGCATATCGACACCCGACAACATATTCTAGACAAGGTGTTGCACAAACACAGGTGTCTTATAGACATCCATTTACATATGCTAGACAAGGACAAACACCGTTTACATATACTAGAGAAGCTAGACAACCTTATATTGCTAATGCTAGACAACCTACTACATACCCTGTAATAAGGACGAGGAATTATAATCATCAGCAACCAGCGATAACAACATATCCATATACTGCTGAGGCACAGACACCGTTCACCTATCAACATAGACAACCTAGTACTGCAGTTGCTAATGCTCAGACACCATTTACGTATCAGAATAGGAATCCATTTACATATAGGAATCCTGTAAATGCACAAACACCTTACATTGCTAATGCACAGACACCTTATATTTTACAGAGGGCATATAACACCCCTGTTATTAGGATAACACAACAACCTTATCCGTATATTGCGAATGCACAGCAACCTTATATTGCTAATGCTAGACAACCCACTACATACCAAGTTACGTATCAAGTTGCATATCAAGTACAACAACCTTACATATATCAACAAGATTATAGTACAACTAGAAGTATTGGGCCGATCGCTAAAGTTAAAGGGATATATGTAAATGATGGAAACCAAATAAAGAAACTAAATAAAGTGTACGTCAATGATAGTGGCACTGTTGAGAATATTCACCAATCTGTTCCAACTGCACAGTTTAGTAAAACATAAAAAGGTATAAATAGTTAAATGGCCATAATTGCAAATATATTCGTAGACCAAGGTGCTGACTTTCAGATTACTGTTGACGTTACAGATGTTAACGGTGCAGTTTTGAATATGTCAGGGTATAGTGCAACAGGACAAATTCGAAAAACTTATGAATCTAGTACAGTAGCAGCAACATTTGCTTGTACTGTACAAGATGCTACAGGACAGGTCACTATGTCACTCACCGACACTGTAACAGCAGCTATGAGTCCAGGCAGGTATGTTTATGACTTGGTCACAACTGATGGTAATGGTCTCAAGACACGTGTTGTTGAAGGACAAGCTATAATTACGCCGGGAGTTACAAGATGAGCAATATTAAAGGAACATTAAGTAGAGTCGCAACAATAGGCGGCAGAGTACAAGGTGGAAGCAATCTACGTGCGAAACAAGTTGCAGTAGGAAATGCTGCTTCTGTTTCGGGCGGTTCGGACTTAACTACAAAATCAATCAATGAACTTGCAGACGTAAACGCATCTGAAACAGATGACGGTCTTCTATCTTACGATGCTGCTTCAGATAAGTGGACTACAACTACCATCCTCGATGGTGGAACATTCTAATTGTCTAAATAAAAGACAAATCAAGGTTGTCGACAGTGAGACAGCGACCCACATAGTGAGTGGACAGAATACATAATGAATCATATTCTAGACAACTAGAATTAACATAATTTTATTAAAAAATAACTAATTTTTTCAGGAGAAAAAAATGGCAACAGTAATTCAAATTAAAAGAAGTACAGGTGTTGCGGCTCCATCTACGAGTGATTTATCAGTAGGTGAGTTGGCATATGTACAAGATAGAGCGAATTCGGGAGCTGGTGCGAAACTATATATCGAATCAGTAGACTCAGATAACTCTACTCCACTTATTCAAGCAATTGGTGGTAAATATTATACGGATATACTAGGTGGTTCAGCTGCAACACCTGCTAACTTTAAAGTTGGTAATGGTGCAACTGCTGGTGCAAGTGTACAGTTATTGGAAGATTCAGACAACGGAACAAACTTCGTTGCATTGAAAGCTGCCGATACATTAGCTGCATCAACTACATTCGTACTTCCAACTGCAGACGGTTCTGCAAACCAAGTAATTGGTACAGATGGTAGTGGAAACTTATCATTCTTATCAACAACATCAACACTAGCAGGTGCAACGGATTCAGATATTTCATCTCCAACAGGCGGACAAATGCTTGTTCATGATGGAAGTAATTCATTCGATAACGTATCAATGAGTGGTGATGCAACTATGGCATCTAGTGGTGCAGTAACAATCGGAAACGATAAAGTTACAACTGCTAAGATTCTTGACGCTAACGTAACAGTAGGAAAAATCGACTTCTTAGTAGACGAAGACAATATGGCTTCAAACTCTGCAGTTAAAGTTCCTTCTCAGCAATCTGTTAAAGCATATGTAGATTCAAACATCACAGCACAAGACTTAGACATGGCTGGTGACAGTGGAAGTGGTTCAGTCGACTTAGACTCTCAGTCAATCACATTTAGTGGTGGAACTGGTGTAACAACTTCTGTATCAGGTCAAACAGTAGATTTATCTATTGGTCAGGCAGTTGCAACAACATCTAACGTAACTTTCAACAACGTAGACGTTGATGGAACACTTACATCGGATGACATCACATCTACTAACATCGCTGCTTCAGGTAACCTAACAGTTTCTGGCAACTTGACAGTAAACGGAACAACAACAACAGTTAACTCTACAACAGTAGAAATTGATGACCCTGTATTTGAAATCGGTGAAGGAACTTCAGACGATAACTTAGACAGAGGTATCAAATTCAACTGGCACAATGGTTCAGCTGCTAAAGTTGGTTTCTTTGGTATGGACGATTCAGATGGTAAGTTTAAGTTCATCCAAGATGCAACAGATACATCTTCAGTCTTCTCAGGAAGTGTTGGTGATGCAGAATTTGGTGCATTAACAGTTGGTAGTCTTTCAACAGCTGGTAACCTTTCAGGTGCTGGTCTTGCATTAAGTGGTTCAATCACTTCTGTAGACGGTGCTGCTCCTGCTGCTGGTCAGTTATTGGTTGGTAATGGTTCTAATGGAGACATGGAACTTGCAACTTTAACTGCTGGTGAAGGTATTGATGTAACTAATGCTGACGGTGCAATCACATTGTCTGCAGAAGACGCTACAACATCTAATAAAGGTATCGCAAGTTTTGCTTCTGCTATCTTTGATGTTTCAAGTGGTGCTGTATCTATTAAAGATGCAACTGCTTCAGTAAAAGGTATTGCTTCATTTCATTCAGACAACTTTACAGTATCAAGTGGTGCGGTAACAGTTACTGCTATTGACGGCGGAACATTTTAATTAATAATCCAAATTAACCGATTCAATAGGAGAATAAAATGGCAACAGTAATCCAATTTAAAAGAAGTTCTACTCAGAACGCATTACCAGGCGTAAGTGACCTTGCACTTGGTGAATTGGCGGTAAATACCTATCACGGTAGGTTTTACACTGAGAAGAATGATGGTTCTGCTGCTGTTGTAGAGGTTGGGTCTAACCCAACTTCTCTAACTATCAATGATGCTTTAACATTCCCAACTGCAGACGGTTCTAGTGGACAGTTATTATCAACAAATGGAAGTGGAACTCTAGGTTTCGTAAATGCACCAAGCACTGGTGTAACAACTTTCAAGTATGATATAACTGGTAACACAACCGTAATTTCAGGTTCAGATGATAATGGTGTAACACTTGCTTACACTGTTGGACTAGAAC